GTTACCTTCATGCCGTTCGGGTAAGTGAAGATCATCGTGATCTTGTCAGCGGCAGACGACTTGCGCTTTGCAACCCGATTCGCGTCTTGCAGCGCGGTCAGGTTCACGTCATCCTTGGATTGCGGCATGACGTTGATCGAAATTTCGATCAGCTGCGGACGTGACCAAGTCACTGTATCGCCATTCGGACCCATCGCCATGTCTGCAAGATCAATATCGGGCGAGTCGAGAGGGTCAGCGTCGTCGGCAAATGCACTGATCGTCAGGCCGTTCGGAAACGTCGTGTCTGCCGTCAAGTTTGCCGACAAGCCAAATACGCTAATATCTTCCATTTAAGGACTCCAGAAAGTGTCTTGATTATACTGGCGCGGCTGATGTCCTATTCACTCAGGAGACAAGCCGCGCCCAGCATTAGATCATGACGTCGCTGCCTTGGACGGAGCGGATTGCGTCGGACTTCGAATACACGAAGAGATAGTTTGCCACCCACTCCGTCAAGCCGCTATTCGTGTTGACTTGCGAAGTGAAGGTGATTTGCAACCAGTAGCCCAACGTCTGAACTTGACGCCACGCATTCGGATCGGCCGTTATGCTCGTGATGTACTGCTGTTGTACCGCCGTCAGAGTCTTGCCTGCCGAGATAACGCCATTGGCTTTGGCCAGCGTGATCGTCGGCTGCATCACGCCCAAGATCATCGCCGCGCCAGTCGGATCGGCAGGGACTTCCGGCACGTTCAAGAACAGCGACATGAAATTGGCCGTGAATGACGACTTCATCCACATTTCGTTCGCAAACGTGCCCATGTCCACCGCAGCCGTCGAGCCACCGCAAAGAACGCCGCGCTGGTAGAACGCGAGTTGCTGGCCAGCCGACTGCGTCACGCCGATGTAGTTACCGCGCGAAGCATCTACGGTGTTTGCCGTGGTATCGTCGCTGACCGTCGTGTTGCGATTCGAGAACTGATAGAACATGTAGTTCTGTGACGCAGCGGCTGCGTTGTAGTTCGTTGAAGCCAGAATCTCGCACGGCGACTGCTCGATGTAATCGTTGGCCTGCGTCGTGGAGAGCAGGTTGATTGCAACGCCGCTGTAGCCCTTGATCAACGCGTAGAGCGTCTGCAGGTTGGCAAGCGGCGTGGCCAGCGAGTACATGAACTTGTTGTTCTGGCCGTCGCACCACGCGGCGATCAGCGCGATCTGCGAGTTGGTCAGCGGCGTCGAAGGCGTGCAGTAGACGAACGAACCGAAGTTATCGCTGATCGCTGCCGACTTTGCCACTGCTTGATCGGGCGTGTCTGCCGTTTGACCCGCGACGAGAACCGTGCCGCCAGTAGTCCAACCCAGTAGCGCGCTTACGTCCGTGGACAGCGCCGTAGGAGTGGCCGAAAGGGTGCCGGTGCCGGTGTTCGAGCCAGTCAGAACGAACTGGTTGGTGTTCGTGTTGAACGTCACCGTAGCACTGGCCAGCTGGGCGTCCGAAGTCGCACGCAAGGCCGTCTGGAGGATCGAAGCCACTTGTGTGAGCGTCGTTGCCGTCGAGAAGTTTAGGCCAGTGACCAGAACAGGCGTCGCGCCATCATTGATGGTAAGCGTGCCGGTCGTTTGCGCGACGAACGAAGCCAGAACCTTCGTGATGGAGTCGCCAACAATCATCGGAGCGATTGCCGAACCAACCCAACGCGAAAAGCTCATCAACTGAGGCGAACTGATGTTCTTGTTGATAAAGGCGAAGTATGCCACGGCACGGTAGTACTCTTCAGACGTGGTGCCGAAGTACGCGCCGACCGCCGTTGAGTTTGCGAATTGAGCTACCAGACCAGGTGGAAGGACGCTGTTCTGTGTGACCGCGCGCATGATGAGTTGACGCTGAGCTACTGCCGCGCCAGCACCCACGCCGGAAATGATGCTGATATAACGGGACATGCTGATCACGTTAGTGACTCCTTATGGATTAACTTTGCTTGCGACAGCCTGCCACGCCTGGGCAGAGTCGATGAGCGGCTTATCAAACCCTTTGTTTGCGATGGTGGACGCGGCGTTAGCTTCCCACCCACCGTTCTTGATGCTCTTAACGATGCAGCCTTCAAGCGCCAAGCCGATCTGGCCCAGTGCTTGTTCCGGCTTAATTTCGCCACGAACCAACTGCTTGGCGATCTTGGTCTGAATAGTCTTTCTCTTCTTCAGAAAATCTTGGTAAGCGAGTCGCATGAACGGACGCGCCGGGATGACGATTGTGACGTTGCCACGCTTGATGGTCGCGCCGAATTCCTGCACGCGCATGATGTAGGAGATTGAGGTGCCGACTTGCTTGTCAGGAATCGGCTTTCCATTGCCGCCCTTTCCAGCCTTATAGCGTGCCGACTCAAACCAACCGGCTTCAACCGATTGGCCCTTGAGTTGCTTCAGCGCCGAAATGTGGCGCTCAATCATGTTCGGACCTTTCGCCATACATCACCTAAACTGGAAACGTTCCTTCGCTTTCAACTCCTTCGACCGCGCCAGGAACAACCGTATTGGTCGCGCCGATTTGCGTCTGGATCATCCGCTGATGCTGCAGCACTACATCGAAATTCGGGTTTCCTTCAAACACGTGACGCTCATCACGGTAGTAAGGATTCCTAATCTCACTGATGCGCAAAGCGCTGACGCCTTGGGCTTTAAGTTGCGCGATGGTGCCGCGACTATTAGTGAATAATTTCATGTAGTTTACTACATCGGATGCTGTCGGAAGGCTCAGGTTACTGGGGTCTTGAATGACCATCGCGGACACTTGAAATGTCGTCTCAGTCCATTGAGTTTCCGTCTGAGTGAACATGTTTGTCGCAGGGTTATAGTCCGAATAAGTTACTTCGGGCCACCCATACGAATGATCAAACAGCTTCTCGAAAAAGATCGTCGGCGCGGTCGGAATCCCTTCTTGCGTCGGCTGGTTCTTCTGCAGAACAACGTAGTTCCAACCAGCGGCTGCACTAGCGGCTTCCAGCTGGGTCGCAAACAGGTTGATAAGGGCGTTATCCAGCATGCGTTAATTCGGGCCAGTAGCGCCAGTTTTAATCCGAACGGCCAAGCACGTTGCCCAACCGTCTTGCTCAAACCAGCTTTGGCCGTTCTCCATTTGGTAAAGATCGCCGTTGTAAATGAACCGGTCACCGCTCGAATCACGCTGAAGGTCTACCATGTTCAGCATCGCATAGACCTGAACATAGAAGCTGTTGAAGTTCAGCCCCATTTCGGCGTAGCTGGACCGGTTGACGGCCTGCACGCTGCACTTTAACGGCGTCGCCGTACCGAACCCAGGCACCCACTGACGCGCAGCGTTAAGCACGCGCTCAGCCGCGCTGTAGTACTGGACCTCTTGGAACTTGATCAGCCGCGACGCGCGACGAAGAAGGTTGGATCCGGGTGTGGTCATCCGAACGTGCCTCCAAACTTCCTGAAGCCGAGACGTTCCGGCAGACCGCCAACATAGAATCCGCCGACCGCCTTCACCTGAAGAAGCGCGAGCAGCTGCTTGCCGTACTGCGTCTGGTTCAGCCAGTATTCCCACGCATCGCCAACCGGTGGCGGCAACATTGATACGCTAACAGCACCAACACTCGCGGACGTTTCGATGCCGCCTGCTTGGCCGGTCTCACCGCCTTCTTCGGCGTTGTTCTCGTCCTGAGTGAAAAGTGTCGTGATGTGAGCGCACATCAAATCGAGTGCCAGCTGCAGCGACTTGCCATTCAGGTTGTTGCACGGGTTGTCGTTCGTGCTAATGTAGTCCGAACCAACGTCCCAATACATCGAGAGTGTTGGAGTCGGATACGCTGTTTCATCGGAGAAGACCGTGAAGAGCGTCCTGAAGTTGGAGTCGTTGTATGCTGGCATGATTGCTTAGCTCTGCGAAGAGAGTTCTTTAGACGGCACCTTGACCTTGATTTTCTGGGCCACGGTTTCCTTCGTAAGCTGCTTGCTGGGGTCTTGTTCGGTCATGTCCGACGCGACGCGCGAAACGGCCTTGTGGTTGCCGCTGACGTCACGTTCCAGCACCGACAGATAGCCGCCCTTCAAGTGCTTCTGGAACAACCAGTGGTCTTTGACGCGCTCGTAATCTTCAGCGCTCAACTTCGTCACAACACCCTTCGGCGTCCAAAGGATGTTGCCGTTGATGTCTTCGTTGGCGTCGCCAAATCCGCCCTTGAGGGAAGGTTTGTTCGCGCCGCCGCGAATGATGACTGGGTCCGGGTGCGGCACGGGCAGAAGGCTTTGGTTCTTCGTTTCGTGTGCGTTGCCGATAAACGAATAAGTGCGGTAAGATACCGATTCGCTCATGGTTGATACAATATAAACGTCGCTCATGATACTCAGTCCTTTTAATTACGTGGAGGTCAGCCCCTGAAGCCTATTCCATCGAAGTTAGGTGTACAAAGTACACGCCTGAATTATCCTACACATTAATGGCCATTGCTATTCCACTGTCAAGCAGTTAATCTTTGGTCTTAGACTTGCACTAAACTAAAGATTAATGCCATATGAAACCAATCAAAGATTTGTCCG